TATCTACGTTTGCGACACACACCATCTTGCCATTTTCTAGTACTGCGACCACCCATGACGGGTGCTCTTCTAGCCACTCCCGGCGTACCCACCCACGTAATTCTTCGGCGGTATAGTACACGTCACGCTGTAGCTGGTCTGGGTATAGTACACTCATATTTCAGTCTCCATGATCTGTAGGTAAGTAGTCCTCACCTGCTAGTACTTCCTCATGTATAATGTCCTCAAAGTAGGCCACGTTCCAACCCTCACGTAAGTCTCTGTCACCCACTGTGATTTTTTCAATACTCACAATGTCCTGATAGTCGTCGCAGTCTAGCGTCCAGTGTATCACCACGTCCAGCGTAGCCCACTCACAGTCTACCTGCGTTTCTGTCTGGTGCTGCCCATATCGTTTAGCCATTACAAACCCTCTTCAGTAAAAATAAGCCACGCAACGAGTACAACGCATCCCATAGCCCAGTACAATACTAGATCCGTTTCCATTAGTCAAACCTCCCTATCTTCGTCTCACCTGTTTCATTGTCCCGTAACGCTGTTATGGCGTAAGGGTAACAGTACAGCGTAAACTTGTCAAGGTACGTGATAGTGGCGTACGGTTCAAGGTCCGGATCTTCTGGCGTTGTGTACGTGCCTGAGTCCGTTACTGTGCCGCTAAATGGATACCTGAAGCCACCGTACTGGTAGGCGTGGTCCATTGCATCTGCCACCGTTTCGAGTGTGTCAGCCACCAGAGTGCCGTGTATAAAAAACTCTGGTATGAGGCCTAGGTACTCCCGTGTCACGTCCGGGTAGTCTACCGCATTATAGACTAGCCTCCAGTTTTCTGTGTTCATTTTATCGCTCCTGTTGTCTCACTAGGTTATCATAAATGGCTTTACCGTTTTCTGTCAAGGCGTCATAAGTCACGCCACCGTAGCCCGGATGGTAACCCATTGCCTGAAGTCTGCCCATGATGGCGTACTCTGGCGAGAATTGGCCCCGGTGGTGGTCCACAGAAAATGCGTACCACGCCTCGCAAATGTCGAATCTATCCCAATACATTGTTATACCCTCGCTATTATGTTGCGTTGCTGTTTTTCCATCGTGCGCCCGTGTCCAATGTAGCAGACTACGGATACTGATTTGTCCCAACAGGCGCGACACTTGTCACATTTGCCTGCCCGTGTGTACGCTTCGCACACTACAGCACCCTGTGGCACTGTGTCAAGTGTTGCTATTGTCGACGTGGTAGCGCCTTGCACTGTCTCACCCGTGATACTATCGGACGACAGGCGCACCACTACGTTAGGCAACGCCTGCAGTCTAGCAAGTACTGTGCCAAACTTGGCAAACTTGTACATACGTGTTGGTATCCAGTGCTTTACCCACGGCGTACGCTCGCACACGTCTAGGATCTTGTGAGCTAGGCGTATGTCGTACATATCACCAGAGTCAAACCACCGGAAATAACGATCGTTGTCTAGCTCTGCCACCATGTCATCTGCCCATGTGTCACGCTTCCAATCCTGCCGGTTATGCTCGCGTGGCGCACGTACGTTTTTGAAACGGTAGTTACCCGTGGTGGCGTAGCATCCGCTACACGCCGGCACTAGGTTACCGTCTGAGTCTCTGGACGCCGGGCAAGTGTCTAGCGCCTGAAGCGACCACGACCGACAAGGCATCTTGCTAGCTTTGGATAGCTTAAGCATTGTATGTACTCCCTATATACTTGTGTTTAATCGTGGACACCGTATAGATGCCCACTGGTAAACACAAGGTTTATTTGTCGGTAATAGTACCAAACCCTACCTTGCGCTGTGGCTTGCGTAGGCTCACGTATAGCGACCAGTAGCCGGCGTCTAGCTTGTGAAAGCATGAGCCGCTTGCGTAGCCTACTGGCTTACGCTTGGCTACTCGCTTGCGGATGATGACAGAGCGACCGAATACCTTTGTACGTGTAACGTTTTCCATGAGTATAACCCTCGTTTGGTTTAGTGGTGGGCGCGAGACGTGGCAAGCGTCCCTACCTGTGCAAGCGAAATTGCCGCCTACCTAACTACAGTGTGTTTTGTCTCACACAGGATTGCCCATTGTTAAGCCAGTGTTGGCTTACCAGTGGACACCCTAGCAGATGCCCACCAGTAATGCAACGCTAGACGCCTACGGTATCGGCGTGTTTCTTTTTCAAGTCCCACCAGATCTGAAAACCTTTGTCCCCTACTCTGGGTGAATCTTTGAAAAAGTCCACATTGATACCCATATCTATAAGTGCTCGCTCCGCTACTGCTTTGCGTTTGAAGCCAGCTAGACGTGTTTCGTCGTCTTCAGCGTGGCCGATAACATCGCTTGCCAATTCAATCTCAAAGATTGCCCGTGCTATCGCGTTGCGCTGTGCTTTAGATAAGTACATTGTCATTTTCCTCTTGTATGTTGATTACTGCCAAATACTGCCTATGTAGTCTGTCCAATTCAGCCGGTGTCGCGCCTCGCGCCTTGTACTCTTCTAGCCAGACTCTGTGGTTTCGTCTATACGTTTGCCGTTCGGCGTCCGTTCGCGGCACGCTGTAATAGTCTTGTAGCTCTAATGGCGTCATGTTGTTTATCCTGTTTGTTTGTTGTCAATGTGGCTATATTGGACTACCGCAACCGATAACGCAAGCATTTTCTGAAATATCTTTGTGTGATTATTACCAATGTATATTTGTTGACAGACTACCGTGGTCTGTGCTATTCGCGTGTGCGCGTGTTATAAAAGGTACCTTGAAATTATCGCTTGACATCTTGTGTAGTCTGTGCTGGGGGTAAGCCAGAGGGTACTACATTGGCACACACACTTTGTCAACGTGAATATTACCATTGACTACGTGTGTCGCCTGTGGTAAACCCTTGCGCCTTTGGCTTACCACAGTGTGCCGCCCATGTCAACCCATGTTCACCTGTAAATATTACCCTTGACTACGCGTGTCGCTTATGGTAAATCTTTGCGCCTCTGGCTTACCACAGTGTTACGCCTGTGTCAACCCGTGTTTGCCTGTGAATATTAC